TAGAAAAAGTTTGGTCAAAAGCAAGTTAGTTTTTAGGTGCGTTTCTAACTTGCTGGCGACCTAGAAAGGTACACATTGGCAGAAAGAAGATCATTTAGGGAAGTAGTCTTCGGTAATATAACCCAAAGAGATGATAGAAGCAAAAGAATAAATTTTTTTAGAGAAGATCCAATCACCCCAAGTAGTTTTATCATGGGTTACAATTCTCTTGCAGGTAATTTTGATTTAAAAGATTTAGGTAATGGACAATCAAATAGTGCAGTAACAGCATGTCTACAAGTATTAGGCACATCATTTTCAGAGGCCAACCTTATTGTAAAATCATTTCAAGAGGACGGCGAAGAATCAATTATATTTAACCACCCATTACAAATACTAATGGAAAGACCAAACCCATTTATGTCTGGTGAGGTTGTACAACAATATATAATCAACGCATTACATGTTTTCGGTGACGCATATTTATTAAAAGAAAAAAATAATGCAGGGCAAGTATCGGCATTATATCCATTAATACCAGATAGGGTTACTGCAAAAGGTACAGAAGAAACATTAATAACAAATTATGAATATGCAATGGACGATAGAAAGTTAAGCATAGATCGTGATGAAATAATACATTTTAGATTAGGTTTAGACCCAACAAACCATAAACAAGGTTATGCACCATTGCAAACTGTTTTGAGAGAGATTTTCGGTGATGAGGCTGCGGGTCAATTATCAACGGCATTATTATCAAACAGTGGTGTGCCGTCTGTAATAATTTCACCAAAAGATGATTTTACAATATCTGCTGATGAATCAGACCAGATAAGTAGAACATACCAACAAAAGGTAGGTGGTGCAAAAAGAGGACAACCACTTGTATTATCTGGATCAATGACAGTTGAGAAAATGGCTTTCAGTCCAAGTGAATTAGATATTGGCACATTAAGAAGAATACCAGAAGAAAGAGTATCAGCAGTTCTTGGTGTTCCTGCAATATTAGCGGGTCTTGGTGCTGGTCTTGAAAGAGCAACATATGCAAATGCAAGAATGTTAAGAGAATATTTTACAGAAAATAAATTGATACCATTATGGCGTATGGTTGCAACAGAATTGACATATCAGTTATTACAAAAGGACTATCAATCAAATGCGATTGTTAAAGCACAATATGATTTTTCAAATGTAAGGTCTTTGCAATCAGATGAAGAAGATTTATATAAAAGATTGAATATTGGTGTAAAAGGTGGTTGGATATCTGTTGCAGAAGCAAGATCACAAGTTGGTTTACCAACAACAGATGAACAAGATATATATTATGTACCAGTAAATGTCGTACCAACAGATGCAAAAACAATAGAGGCACAAGAACAGCAAGAAGAACAATTACAAAACCAAGAAGAGGTAGAAGAACAGTTTGAAGAATCTGCATTTACTGTTGATGAAACCAAGATAATAAAACAAGAGAACGGTGAATTTTGTGTTTATAACGAAGAAGGTACAAGAAGATTTGGTTGTTACCCAACACAAAAACTTGCAGAGGCAAGATTACAACAGATTCACATGTTTGGTGAATCACAATATGAAGAAGATAATGTAGATGATTGGGATACTGAATTTGAAGAAGCAAAAGCAGAAGTTAGTAAAGATACATTTACTACAATGGAAGAGGCCAGAGATAGGGCTGAAGAATTAGGTTGCTCTGGTACACATACACATGATGATGAGGGAAGATTGGTATACATGCCTTGTGCAACACATGAAGAATATGAAAGAAGATTAGCAGAAGAAAATGGCGACACTTAGTGAAATATCGGTTGGTGATACTGTAAGTTGGTCCATACCGAAAGACCCAGACCCACCAAGTGTTGTTCATGGTGTTATTACATCAATAAATAGAGAAGAAGAAACTGCAAATATGCGTGTTTGGTCTATCAATGAGGACGGATCACACGATCAAACAGACAGAACAGTTACAATGCCTGTATCAAGATTACGACCTATAAATGATTTCAGAGAAGAAAAACAAGTTAGTGCAAGAATAGAAAGAATATTACGAGATAAGGTTGAAGCACATAATGAGAAAGATCCAAGATATAGAGCAACATTAAGAATGCTTGAGGCTGTTTTCAGAAGAGGCGTTGGTGCATATAGAACAAACCCAGGTTCTGTAAGAGGTAATGTAAGATCAGCCGACCAGTGGGCATTGGCCAGAGTGAATGCATTTTTAACTGGTTTACGAACAGGTAGGTTTCCAAGAACACCATTTGATCGTGATTTATTGCCTAGAAACCACCCATTGTCAAGTAAAAAAAATTATAAAGGTCCATATGATGATTTAGATTTTACAATACCTCAAGGTGCAAAAGAAGAGGCAAAAAGAGCATTAGATTGGGTTTCAGAATTTAACAGAGGTGGTACATCTGTTGGTAGAGGTACTGCAAGGTATTTATTATCAAACACAACTGCAAGTCCAGATAAGGTAAGACAGATTGCAAGATATTTTCCAAGACATGAAATAGATAAAAGGGCAGAGGGTTACAGACCTGGTGAAGATGGTTACCCTAGCAATGGTCGTATCGCATGGGCATTATGGGGTGGCGAGGCAGGTAAATCATGGGCCAATAAATTAGTTAAGGCAATGAATACAAGAGATGAAAAGGCAGAAACTGCAACAGAGTTAATTATAAGAAAATCAAGATTAAAACAAATAGAGAAAGAAGAAAGATTAAATAGATTTAAAGACCCAGAGGTAAAAGATATGTTATGGAAGAATTATCATAATCTACTTCGTAATTGGGATTTAACCTTAGGTGTTGAATATTACAAATTATTCACAGAACAAAATAAGGTCATCAATGAATTTATAAAAAATAATTCTTTATTGACTGTTGGTAACTTAACAATATTAAATAATCTTATAGATAACCAGACTGTAAAATGGTCTGCTGATCTATACGATTTGTATATATCAATGACAACGGACTTTGGTTTTAACCAAATAGAAATATTATTGCCAGAAGAATTTAAGTTTACAGAACAAGAACAAGAAGAGATCAGAAGGCAAAGAAGAAGAAAACCAAGACAAGAGGTTATTACAGAAGGCTTTTACCCATTAAGAGGCAGAAGAGGTGTAAGAGTACCAATATCAGAATTTAGAAGAAACAGAACAGCAATTGATTTTGTAAATAACAGATTAGACAGTGTTTTACCAGATTTGGCAAGAACAACCAAAGAAAGATTAAATCGTGATTTGAGAAGATCGGTTACAGAGGCAACCAAACTTGGTCTTAGAGGTCAAGATTTAGAAGATTATGTTGCAAATGGTATATCAGACGCACTTGGTAAAAAAAGATTAGGTCGTGCCTCAACAATTGCTAGAACAGAGGGGTTGGCATTATCACAGTTTGGACAAGACCTTGCAGTTACACAATCTGGTCTAACATTAGAAAAAGAGTGGGTTGCTCAAAGAGATGGACTTACAAGAGATACACATAGATTGGCAGACGGACAAAGAATCAATAAAAATGGATTTTTTAATGTAGGTGGCTATAATATGTTATATCCGTCAGATAATTCTGGTGGTGCGCCAGCAGGCGAAACAATCAATTGTAGGTGCAGTGTTATTTATCACGAGGTATTATGAGTAAAGAATTTAAAAACATAGACGCAGTATTCAGTCAAGAAGTAGAGGGTAAGGTAGAAGCCGTTTTTTCTGTATTTAATACAATCGATACAGACGGTGATGTGGTTTTACCTAATTCAATTAAATCGGGTTATGGCGAAAAAGGTGTTGCCATGGTTTGGGGTCATGATTGGAAAGATGTTATCGGTAGAGGTGAAATTACACAAGATAACGATAAGGCAGTGTTTAAAGGTGAATTTATCATGGACACTGAAAGAGGTAGAGAGGCATATAACACAGTCAAAGCAATGGGCGATCTACAACAATGGTCGTTTGGTTATGAGGTTGTAGATTCAGAGCCAGGAAAATTTGCAAAAGACGGATCAGAGGTTGATGTCAGATACCTTAAAGAATTAAAAGTTTGGGAAGTTTCACCAGTACTTGTAGGTGCCAATCAAGAAACCTACACAATGGC